CGATAAATTAAATACATATGGATGCACATTGCTGTGGGACTTTGATAGATACGTATCTTTATGCGACTTTAGCGACTTGCGGCTTTACCTTATTGAATTAAGAAAGAAGGGCATGGCCTATGAAGATATTGGAGAAGAAATCCGTGCTCGCTATGCTATGGAATATTCTCCGAACTATCTTGTGGCAATTGGTAGTAATGAGGTGCCGAAAAAAATTGCTTCGGTTGCCAAGACCCTACGTATTTTGACTGAAACGCCACCAGAAAATCGTAAAAAATGTATTCATTGCGGCCGCTCGCTTCCAATGGATCCTATCTTCTTTAGTAGGAATAATGCACATAAAGATGGTTTATCGAATACTTGTAAAGAGTGCGATAAAGCAAGTAGAATAAGACGAGGGGTGGTGAATGGTAGTGGAGACCTTAGAAAAAAAGACCCGACGCTGTTTAAAGTGTAAGCGCGAATAGCCGCAAGAATTCTTTCAATCAACGCCTTCCAAATTTTTCCCTGGCGGAAAATGTTATATTTGCACTCCATGTCTGGAAACAATGATTAAGCAAGATAATTTAGGAGAAGTTGATAGGTTAATGCGTTGGCTTGACTTACCATTTGATCTTAATAAATGGACATAGTTATATGAGTAGCATTAGGATCATACATTAGCCGCATACTTCAACCTTTTATATGATGATCATTATAGTGCATTATAGTGGCAGGATGAAAATGAGCGATGGCGGCAAGCCCGCCTTGAAGGCACCATCGATGATGAAATTAAAGCACTGGGCGAAGCCAAACTCAAGAAACTTCGTAAGGTTTGGTCTGGCTCTTATAAGCCTGAGCAATTGTTATGGCTGGATAATTTCTATAATAACATTGTTGCAACCCAGAACGTATCCACGCCTATTCTTCAAGAAAAAGCACGTGACTTCTGTGAATTACAATTGCATATTAAGGAAGGATTGCGCGCGGGCGTTGACGTAAAGAAGTTGATGGATGCGGCCGATAATATCGTTAAAGTATATCATTTTGAGGCTTCAAACGCAAAATCTGCGGCCGACTTTGAATCCGTTGGCGAACTTATGGTTTATTACGGTAAAAAAGGATGGCATCCGAATTGGCATACCGAACCACAAGATTCCATTGACTTTATGATGGAAAATATTTAGAACTATTTAAAGAGATTGGTTATCAATGAAGGGAATTTTGCAGAATAGGTAGAAGATAAGCGCGCACGCTATAATATGACCGAACAGTTGGAAGAAATTGAGAATGAGCGCGTTGAACTAGATGAAACCGCCGATATTGAATATGAAGGAGAAGATAGTCTCACTACCGAACTAAATAGAGGAAGTGGCGCAGATGAATGAGTTTGGAGAAGTTATAATGAGAGATGGAATACCATTAGAAAAAGGTATTACACTCACTCGAGAATTTCTTGATGCAAATCAAGAGTTATTTACAAAATATTTGAATCTATGGATTATTTATCCTGACTTGTTTTTAGATATTGTTCAATCAACTTCGGATGCAAAGAATTTTCATTTAATGCCGTTTCAACGTATTGCATTGCGCGCGTCCATGCGCTATAGATATCACTTCTGGACTGCTACGCGCGCAACCTCTAAATCATTCACAGCTTATTTATGCGCGCTTGTCCGTGCAATACTATTGCCGAATTCTTCTATAATGATTGCTTCGGAAACGAAAGGCACCGTTATCAACATTGCTAAAGATAAGTTTGCATAGTTTTTTCGTCACTGGCCTTTATTAGAGAAAGAACTTGCAACTAGACAAGAGGATGGTAAAACAGGCGTAAAATCTAGTACTAATTATTATGAGTTATATTTTAAAAATGGTAGCTAGATTACTGTTGTTTCTAAAGATACATCTCGTGGTTTGCGCGCGACCGCAGGTATATTGGAAGAGTGTGCGCTAATTAGTGAAGAAGCATATGTTGAAGTTCTGTGGCCCCAACTTAACGTCAAACGTAGAGAAGTTGATGGGACATTAAATGTCGATGAACCTTCTTCTCCATAGACTTTTATTACTACCGCAGCGGATAGAACAGTATATATGTATTAGAGATTGATTGAAATTGCTGTTAATGCAGTATTGCGGCCAAAGGAGTTTTTCTGCTGGGGCCTATCATATGAAATTCCATTACACTATGGATTGATTGATAAGTCTACAATGCTAGATCAACGTTATTCTAATACTGTAAGTGAAGATTCATTCGCGCGCGAAAATCTATCAATTTGGACTGGCAACAGTGATGAAGCATGGCTTGATTCTAAACGCTTAAATAAACATCGTTCTTTACTTATGTGTGAACGTGAAGCTAGACATTCTGAAAATTATCCTAATGCATGGTATGAGATTGGATGTGACGTCGGCCGTTATAGCGCCAACACTGCGATTATGGTTATTAAAGTATTACCCGGGGCATAGCGTTTTAGGAAAAATGTTGTATATACAGAAGTTATAAATGGTGAAAACTATATTACTGTGTAGGCACCACGTATTAAAAAACTAATTTAGCTGTATTAGCCTAAAGAGGTAGTAATTGATGGTAACGGTCCAGGTATTGGATTGTTAGATGCAATGGTACTTCCATCATTTGATCCTACAACTGGAGAACAATTTCCAGCGTATTATACATTTAACAATGAACATCATTTACCTCCAGAAATGCATAATGAAGAAGATGAACCTATCTCTAAATATGATGCTATTATTTATGATATTAAGGCGAGTGCCTCAAATGAAGATGAAATTCACTCTGCATTTTTATCCTCTATAAATAATGGTTCAGTTTCATTTTTAGCACATGAACGAGTGGTAAAAGATAAATTGATGAAAACTAAAAAGGGACAAAAAATGACAGCTTACGATAGAAGGAAATTTTTGCTTCCGTATGAAATGACATCCCGTTTAATGGATGAGCTTAATAATCTGCGGCTAAAACCTACTGGAGTAGAAAATAAATATAAAGTAGAAAGAATTTCTAAATCACTTGAAAAGGATAGATTTAGCGCGCTTGAATATGCTTTATATAGAATAAAACATTATGAAGATAAAGAAATTTTTAAAAGAAGAAGAAAGAATATTGGTTCATTCAGTTTCTTCACTCCTAAAAGTAGGAGGTGAATTTTATGAGTTAGGATTTTAAAACTATGTTTGCGAAACCTCAATTTCGTATAAATTATGTTCCTATTGATTCTCGTGAGCGCATCTCCCGTTGGGGCGGTCACAGAGCGAATAGCGTAAGTTATCGAGATTTCACCATAGAAGAAATTGAAGAAATAATTCGCTCTGGCGAAATTTCTGCTATTCGTGAACTGTCCCGTTACTACTATAGAACTAATGGACGCTATCGTAACAATATTAATTTCCTTGCTAATTTATTTCTATATGATACATTAGTAACTCCAATTTATGAAATTGGTAAAGGGTCAAAAACTCAAATTATGAAAGCATTTTATAATGCATGTAGTTTTGTGGAAGCGTTAAATGTTAAGTCTACCTTGGCACGAATAACTCGTGAATGGCTAAAGACGGGGATATATTATGGTATTTTACAAGAGTTTGGTAATAAGGTAGTAATTTAGGATCTACCAGTTGATTATTGTCGTACACGTTATAAAGACTTTAATGACTTACCAATCTTAGAATTCAATATTACATATTTTCTTACTAAATTTGAAGATGAAAAAACACGAAATGCCGTAATATTAAATTATCCACCTGCTATTCAAAAAGGATGGAAACAATATAAGGCAAATGCATTAGATGATCCGTGGATTGCTGTCCCAGCAAGTGCCGGCGGTGTAGTTTTCTGTTTTTCTGAAGATGCAACTCCATTGCTTATTGCCGCAATACCTGAGTTAGCTAAAATGAAAGATGCGGTTGGACGTGAAGAAAAACGCGATGAAAATGAATTATATAAGTTATTGATTCAAAAAATGCCAACTGATTCTAATGGTCATTTAGTATTTGAATTAGATGAAATTGCAGAAATACATGCTGGTGTTTCTGCCATGTTAAAAGACTTAGATACGGTAGATGTTCTTACTACTTTAGGTGATGCTACATTAGAAAATTTACAAGATTCTTCCGCGGCAACTTAGGCGAATAACCGTATTGAAAAATATAGTGATAATGCGTGGGATTCTTTAGGAAGTAGTAA